CTGCACTGGGCATTCACTAATTGCTCGTCAAACAGTATTGAATTATTCCTCCCACCGATCGCATGACCGGCTTGAAGCTCTCCTATAGGGAAATACTTACCACACGTTACACACTTACCTTGGTCTGGGAATTTGGTCGTTGCAATACAGTCCCTAGTTCTTATATATAAAGAAAATATCTTCCATGCCTTACTTTTAGTTGCCTTTCCTTTCTCTTTTCTGGGGCTTTTCATTTACAACTTCTACTAGATTAACTCTTCGGTTCTTCGGACCTGTTATGTCCGCTTCTAATAGTCTCTGTGCAACATCTCCACTTACCATATAAATACCATTGACAGCCCTCACTGGTAGCTGTCTGCGGTACAACCTTTTATATAACGTCTGAACATGAAGATTTGTTTTATCTGCAACATCTTTCAATGTGTAGTAGTCTTGTGTATTAAACATATTATACTGATTATATCTTAGTCTAAAGATTGTTTCAAGCGATTTATGATCGCCTCCATTTTATTCTTATATTCTGTCGCAAACTCTTCGTTTGTCGGCTTTCTTTTAAGCTTCTGCTCAAACATAACATACAAAACATTTCTCAATCTCTGGCTTGGTGTCTTGTGATTGTCGTACAAATCACTTTCCGGGAGGTTCTCTAAGATATCATCAACCTTAACATCCTCAAGATTGTGGCTGTCTGTTAAAACTAAAAACCCAACATCTCCCACATGGGAGTCTATCTCCGCTATGTCCTGGCTACTCATCTCCACCAAAGACTCACTTCTAAACCCAACACTAGAATCTGCCCTCCTATTGTATGTTTTCAATTCAACTGGGATCGTCTTCATAATCTAATTGCCAAAATAAACATAATACAATTTGCTAATACCGGGAGAATCAACAAAGCTATAAATAACACCAAGTATATCCTCCACTCTTTATTGTCAAACTTACTTCTCATTCTTCCTCCTTTAACAGTTTAGATAATTCTTCAATCTAATTAGCTGTGGTTGATTGGCAATCCCCTATCCTCGGTTTAGGCAACCAACCACGAGCCTATGCGATAGCCCTCGCAGGTTTGTGGCCAGCCAGGATTATCGTACAGACCCGCGGTTCCCCGCGAGCCAGGTATTACTTCATCTTTCCAAGAGCTATATTTACATTTTTCATCCAAGTCTTCACGTTATCACCACCTGTGTATCTCTGTGCGCTTTTAACATTAGTCGCCACGTCAGAATAGTATTTACCTATACCGTTACAAATCACCCTACTCATTTCTTTCATACTTGGGTCATACTGTCTATCCCCTCCGTAAAAATATCCGAAGAAGTTTGTGTCCCTATTTGTGTTCTTACCCATACTAGTTTCTGCGACTGAGATCGCGACCACCAACTTCAATGTATCCTCGTCGCAATACTCCCTTAATGTTTTAAGGTACTTATTACTTATCTCCCCCTTGTAGCTCTTGATATATTTAGCGACCTTGTCGGTGTTAGCTTTTTTAGTCTCTGGTTCCTTGTAGTCGTAGATATACCAAACCTTTCCATTCTCGTCTATATCTACCACCTGGCCGCCTACAACATCCCCGTCTTTTAACCCGGAAGCCTCTACCTCTAGGCTGTTCTGCTCTTTCTTACCAATAAAGGCAAGTAACAATAAATAGAGCAAAAGGAAACCAACAACCAGAACAAACGCTCTCCTAAAAATCACCTCTCCCCTTCTTTGCCCGTCTAACAGGTTTACCTTTATAGACTTAAACCTACCAAAAGCGTCTCGTAATATATTCTTCATTTTGAATATATAATAATTTAATTATCTTAATTATACTATATTAAAAAAGGAAGTCAAGAGGTATATTTTGTTATTATACCAGCGATTTCTTCCTTGTTGTTATTGAGGAATACTCTCCAGTCTTCAGTGTAGGGGATTTGTTCAACTACGCACTTCCCATTATGCTGTGGGATTATCACATACATAGGTATTTCTTCTTTAAGCGCGTATCTGTACATACTCTCTTGGTTTGATAGCTTTTGAATCTTCTTCGCGTTTGGTTTGTAAAGCTTCTTACTCCATGCCCCCCACGTTTTAATATCCCCAAGTGCCTTGTCTATCCCAAGCCTTTTATTTCTGATTAGGGCATCAAATCTTCCAGCATACCCATACTCATCACAAAATACCTCCTGCTCACTACCTATTATCTCCCACCCATTGTTATAAAAGTCGTCCACCGACCTAACGTAGCCCTCAGAGCAGTGCCTTGTAACCCACGAAGGGCTAATATGGTTCTTTATAGCCCACATATCAAAACCGGCACTGTCAAAAGAGAACATCAGGTCTATTATTGAAGTTACACTTATATATTTTTTACCATCTCTCTCGTATATTCTCATTTAGAATGGCAAGTCATCTATAGGATCAGTAACCTTCTCACTAGTCCTTTCACTTATCTTTTCGCCGGTTGGGCCTGTATGACCCTTTGGGCCGGATAAAATCTCTTTTAACTTCTCCACCTCAGCCTCAAGTTTAGCTAGTCTGTCCTCGTTACTTATAAACTCCCAGTTCTTATACAACTTCCCTTGGTACTCCTTGTCTACTATTCTAACCCCTGTGATTTCCATACCCGCCTCCCAGTTATCGGTCACACCCCTTCTGCCAAACCCATTGCACCACTCCCCGTCTATTTTAAGCCCTATCTTCTCGTACTCCCTTTGAGTCCTTGGGCTAACTTCGGTCTTTCTACTGATTTGCTCTATTTTATAGTTTTGCATTGTTCTTTTTATTTAAAATTAATCTCTATTGCCCAGTATTAACATGACAATAAACACCACAACCCATGCACTCCAAAACCCCGTGTGCAACAGGGCGTCCACAATTAGTGCGACTATACTAACCGGGAACGTTATAACTGCTAAAATGACACCTAAAATCTCTATCATTTCTCGTTTTTTAATTTTATATACTCTTCTCTTGCTTTATTAAGTTTCGCCTCTTGCTCCTCTATTAAAGACCTATACTCGGCCTGAGCCTCAGCACCAACTGTATTAAAAGCCTTCCTAGCTTCTATAATCTGCAACCTAGACTGCTCCAGTGCCTCCTTAAATGGAAGCTCTGTGTCCTCACTCCAGTCAAACCTGGTCTCTAAGTTACTGTACTGTTGTCCTGGAATTGGTAGTTTTATACTAAACCCGATATTATACTTGTTCATCCTCTTCAAACTCAAAATTATATACACCATCTTCTAGCTCTGGTTTACCAAGTAAGAAGGAAGTTAAGTCCATCTCTTCGTCGTTAAACCTTCTGAGTTCTCCATTAATCTTAACAACATGACTCTTAGGGAACTTCCTATCTAGTTTTTCTCTGATTATGATTTGAGACAACTTGTCACCCAAGATATCCCAAAATGTAGCCCAGTCTTGCTGTCTTAAATCTATTTGGCCCGCGACTTTCAGGAACTCACCTACCGGTCTTTGTGATTGTATTGCCAACCACTTAGCATCTTTATTCAACATTAAATCTATATCCATTGTACTCTCGCTTAATTTAATTCTTTCTTAGTAATTCTGTTAAATTTCTTAACAGCAACATAAACGGGCTTCCTCTCGTCAAGTCCGTTTTCTAACACTGTAACCGATCCGAAATCTATGAGCTTTAATAGCTCGTCTGCCTGTTGTAGTGCTCTACCGTAAACACCTACAAAGGTCTCAGAGAAAGTAATAGGCTGACCGTACTCGGCGTCTATATTCTCTCCATCTATATATAGTTTGTATACCATAATTTAAGGTATAATAATTTAATTATCCTAATTATACTATACCAACAGCCGGTGTCAAGCTTTCAAAGTGGCTTATAATATTTTAATGCTTAATCGGGAAAATCTTCAAAGAGGCTTCTCGTATATCTTCTATTGGCACTAGTTTCATTCTAGTAGCCCTATTGTCTCCGCCAAAGACATCTTTAAATGGGATTGTCTCTATCAGTTCAAGTAGGGTGTCCCTTGCTATGACAATACCAACCCACCAGCCGTCCATTCTGACTCCGTCTACAATTTCGCTCCAGTCCTTATCGTAACACACTATGAAATAGAAGTGTGCACCAGACCTTTCTATCCCGGTCTTGTTCCCGTAGGCCTGGTACTCTATTGCAACTCGCCCTGTTTTTTTAGAAAGTTTGTCGTACTTAACCTCTACCTTGCGCCCGTCAGGGAGAATAACGTCGCCGTCTTTGTCTCCGGGTTCTGTTAATTCTCCCATTAAAAGTTTACACACATAGTTCTCTACCTTTTGAGCCCTGGGCAGTTCCCGGTAGAATTCTTTAGTCCTTGGGTCAAACTCCCTAGACAAGACCATACTTTGCCTCCAGTTCTTTTCTGTCCTTAGTCTTGACGTCCACCCACTCGTGCGGGTTATCCATTGCATAGTATCTCTTGTTTGGATACTTCTTGTTAAGGAATATACTCTCGTACAATGCGTCCTCCTGTTTTTTAAAGGATCTGATTAGTTTGTCCCCAAAGAATTTCTTTTCTGGGAATGAACTATACTCTCTCACTTCGTATATCTTTTCTTCTATCTCTATCATTTTACCCCTCTCTTTCTCCTCTAGTCTCAGAACAGACCACAGGAAATAATATAAAATAATCTTCCATTTTAGATACTTTCAAATACCTAAACTGGCTATATTGAGAACATAACCGAAAACTCGTATTCTCTCACTTTGCTTCAGTGACTAGCTCAACTAGTATGCCGGAGGGCCAAAGAACCCTTAATCCTTATGTCTCTCTTTCTCCTCAGAGTTTCCTACAGGTCACGCGTTAAACGTTATTTGTTCTGTTCGCCCACATTGTTTTACTACTATGTGGGTATGCGGAAGCTCAGGGTACAGTAGTGTCGCCGTCTTACCATTAAGGCAGACAGTCGCGTCTTGCTTGAAAATATACCCTTACACTTGTGCAAACCAGCCCCTGTATTAGACCAGCTGGTAAGTAGTTATAAAGAGCATTACCCTAATATCAAATATATATGTATTTAAAATCCGGGTCAATATGTTGTAGTAACTGGTTATAGGATAGAAAGGGGAGAGATGCTCAAATGACGGTGAAAGACACCAGACGTAACATTCTCCCCTTTACTAACCTAGCGACGGCGTTTCCCTGCATGCTTCTTTGTATGTTTCCTTGATTTACGGGACTTCTTTTTACTACCGTGTGAGTGGTAAGGACCAACTGGATTACCATAATCGTCTGACGTGGTTAAACCCCACTTCTTATGGTATGCCCTGTGGCACTCACTACACCAACACACACAGTTTGATAAACAACCTGCCCCGCCCCTTGATACTGGTAACTTGTGATGTACTGTTAAACGATACTTACTTCCACATATCTTACATTTATGACACTCTCTCTCATGCACCTCCAACTTCCATCCCTTGAGGGCCACCTCACACCTCCTCTACCTCTTCTAATACCTTGTACCCATACTTCGTGGCACAATTCAAACAACAGATGATGATTACCCCTTTTGCTACCTCACAACGATACAACACTCCCTTGCTCAAGCAAATGGCACACACTTTACACCTCCTAGGTTAGATTTTTAATGAACTGAGTTTGAAAACTCAAACTTTAATTTGAATCTTCAATCTTAAATAACTTCCTATCCGCCCACTCAGACTGCTTCCCAATATTCCATTGGTTTAGCGGGCTTAAATAACCTACCACCCTAGAATATATGGTACACTTAACTCTTTTTATCATTTTAGTTTCTGCTAAATTTACAAATACCCTCGCATACTCTCTACCATCTCGTCATTACTACTTGCAACCCTCACCATTTTTCTGTCATGGTTTAGAATTATCCAGTTGCAACCTATTTGTTCGCCAGCTATTGGAACATAACCCTGGTCTTTCCCGTAAGCGTCTAATCTCTTAAATGTTTTGCCGTTTACAAGCACAACTTTTCTAGCACCACCACCATACTCTGGTTGGTAGATTGTACTTTCCCCTGGTTTGTGGGTATGTGCCGCCATGATTATATCTGCCCCTTGTAACTCCCTGTTGGCTCTGTTTTGTTGGTGTGTTGGGTTGTACATACTCTCTCCTCTGAATCTGTGTGCCATGAGTAGTCTGTATGGGACTTGCCCTATTCTTAAATCTACAAAACTAACACCTCTAAGCAATGGGCGTTTGGTATGCTCTGAGAATTCTATATAATTTGTTACCCCATTCTTTCTAGCCCATGCCTCGTGGTTACCCATAATCCCTGCTAGAATATTCTCACTTCCTATCCAAGATAAAAATTTGCTCATGTAAACATACTGCTCCTGCATATTCAAAACTTCTTCCCCGTAGTCGAAAAACAAAGAGTCCGTAATATCTCCGGCAGTAATACAATACGCAAGCGGATGCTCTTTAATAATCTCTCCAGTTTGTCTTAGGAGTTCGTAATCAACACCACCATTACCCAAATGCAAATCGGATAGAAACGCAATAGCAACTGGTTTGTCGGTTTCAATACTTATTTCAACGTGTCGTTTCTCTCCCTCTACCTTCTCTCTAAAATCGGCACGCCTGCACGCCTCTTGGTGGAAGTCCTCAAAAGACATGGTTGTTGGCATAGAACCTTCCTCTATCTGAATTCTAGCCTTTTCCAAGGTTTCTCGCTCTATATCTCTCACACTCTTGAAGTTACTCTCGCTTGGTCCCGTGTAAATCCCCTCGCCTTTCTCTTTGTCTGGCATCTGCGGTGGAATGGTAATTTTAAGTATGGGTTTCCTCTCAGCGATCACACTCCCTTTATTCTTACTACCCTTAGGTCTCCCTCTCTTCCTCCCGTTCCTCTCAGCCCTCTCAATACTCTCGTCTTTCATTCTCGTTTGTTATGAATTAAAATGGCAATCTCTGGGCCACTGGTGACTCTGGAAATAAATCCCTCAAATACTTACCCAAACCTACAATACCAGCAACTAAACTTGCCAACCCTACTGATATGACCAGCTTAATTAAAGTTTCTTTACTCTGGAAATTCTCAACAGTAACATTGGTTAAAAGGAACCCGAACACAGGAAGGAATGAAGCTATGAAAGCTCTGAGACAACCCCAAAGAATCTTCTTCCAGTTGGGATAGCTCTTGTCATAAATAGGATTTTTCTTATCCATATTATTTTAGAAATAATTTAAGTACCAAAGATATAACAAAGATTAAAACTGAAGTTATCATTGTTATATTCAGCACCATATCCATTCTACTCTCCTTCTTTCTTAGTATTGTCTTAACGCTACTAAATGTTTTAATAGCAATCTAATAATAGTTTAAGCCTCTCTATCTAAAGACTTCGTGAGTCTTCGCCATAGTTCAGCAAACATATCCTTGGCACTTACACCTGCCAATCCCATATTTATCTTCGCAATCGCCTCGTTCTTCTCGTTTTCTACCCTATTAAAATCAACATGTAAAATATCATACTTCTTTTGAAGCTCTAAATACGCCTGCATATTCTCATTTGCAACTGCTTCCACCAACTTCAACTGTGCCTGTGAATCCCCCAGTGACTTTACAAGCCCCTCAATCACCCCGTTAAGCCTACTTACCTCTTTCTCACACTCTGTTGGTTGTGGGGGCTGTGGTGGAGTTACAGGTGGTGTTGTGGGTGCTAGAACTCTGTCGTTAATTACAAATGGTGTTGGGTCTATCCTAGTGTTTAAATCGTCCCACTTTTTAAGCCACTCAAAATGAAGATGGTCTCCGAATGAATACCCTGAATTTCCTGTACAACAAATCTGCTGTCCTACCTTCACCTTATCTCCGACTTTTACCTTGACATTCTTTGGGTAACTATGAATATACCTTGAACCTGAACCGTCTTTATGTTTGATGTAGATTATTGGAGCATCTGCGTAATACTTCCCGTTTAGTGTATACCCTTTTAATATCTTCCAAACCTCACCGCTTACGGCTTTATTTGGGAAGTATATTGGAGTTTCAACAACCCCTCTGGATAGGTCTAAACCTTTGTGTGTACTGGAGAATTTATTGGTGATTCTAACATCTTCTTTCTTAAAAAGTGATGTGTAGTAATAGGTTGCCATACTGTTTACCCCCAACTTAATATTATATTATACCACCCTCTTGAATACATGATATTCAAAGTGCTGAGGGGAGATTTCTGATCCTAAACTCCTACCACTGTCCGCTATATGTAGAACCTTAAAGTTCTTCCCAAGGGCCTCAACCTCTTCGGGTGTCCAAGCTGAAACTCCGTCAAATTTGCAGATATCGCTCCCCACGCTATAACAAGGAAGTTGCATAAAAAGGTAACCACCAGGTCTTAGCGCCCTGTTAAACTGTTCTACTATTTCTGGAACGAGGGCTTTCTTGTTGTGCATCAAAACTGTAAAAGTGAATATTATATCAACTTGTTCTGCCGGGATGCTTGTACCATTCCCTTTTATCGTGTTGGTATCCACTTTCTTCTTTAGCAAATCCAACATCGTCTGAGATATATCCATTGCGGTGTAGTTACCAAAGAATTGCCTCAAGTGCTTTGTCATTCTCCCATTGCCAGACCCAAACTCTAAGATATCCTTCCCTAAAAAGCTATAACCCATATATTTTCTCACTGTGTCCAGTAATTTCCCGGCGTCTATCATGCCGGAGACATCATAGGCATTGTCTGGTAATGAATACCCCGACAGGGTTCCAACGACGTAATTATTGGTATCCTCTTCGTTTATTTCCTCCCAAGATTTATACATACGGCGGTTTTGCGCTTAATATTATATCGCACAAAGTTTTATATCCTAACACCATTCCTCCTGAGGTTTTCTAGTATCTCTGTGTATGGAGTGTCGGAACCTTTAATTGGATTTTTAACACTTCTACCCATCCTCAAAAGCGTTTTAAGGTCATCCTCGTCTAAGTAACTCTTAAAGTCCGCGAACCTTGGTCTCTTACCTCCGACATATCCGCCTACGAATCCCTCCCCAGGGTCTATACCCTTTGGTGAAAATATCTCGTCTGGGAATCTTTCACTGGCAGCTTGCCTTGCTGCTTCTATTATTTCTTCCTTTGTTGACCCCATCCCTGGGCCCCGTGGTGCCTCTACATACACGTCAGTCACCCTGTTCCCATTGTCTACTTTATAGAATGTCCCCGTCTTTTCCCTTACATTCCCAAATTGCTCAGCATACTTCTTGTCTGGAGTCCAAAACTGTCTTTTATCACCAGGCCTTCCGCCCTGATACAATGTTATATTCTCCTCTCTCCTCATGACGGGGATATCGGCATAGGCACCGCTGTCGGAGAACTTACTCTTCATCCAGACCCTCGTAGTTTTGGGTACTGCCGATTCCGTGGGTGTCTTGGCTTTAACTAGAGACTCATCAAAGATATTATATATCACCTCCCCTGTAGGTCTATCACCTACTATCTCAGACGCCTTTATCCCTTTATAACCCATCTCTCTCAGGGTTTCATTTATCATGTCGGCCACCTTCTCCTCTGCTTCGATAATTCTTCTCACAGTTTTATCTGATGGGTTTTCTGCGAAATCTTTAACAGCAAACTTTATATCGTCGTAAAACATATCGCTACTCCCAGAGAAATTTCCGTATAATCGCAAGTCTTTTAAGACGTCCCCCTCATTAACCCCAAACCTATCAGAAAATTTCTTAGTGAATAGGGCCAGAAAATCCTCATCAAAAGGTTGCTCCGTATCGAAGAGGTCTTTCTTGTTAAGTGAATATTCACTCACTTTCCCATACTTCTCGGCCACATCCTTTGTCTCCGCGAGATATTTACCCCTCCCATAATATGAGTTTTTCCCAGATTGGTCGCCACCGACTCCTCTGTAAACAGTAATAATATCATTACTATCATTCTCTGCTAAATCCCCAAGTGCAGCCTGGTATGTGCCTGTGTTCATGTCTACCACGCCCTTGTTTACCATATTTCTATATGATGGGTCTAAAAGATAATTTCCCACCAACTCACCTCCGACACCAAGGGCACCCCCCAGTGCTGTATCTTCAAGTTCTCTCCCTTCTCTGGAATATCCAAAGCCACCAACCAAACCCTCTAGTGCTCCTCTGCCTGCGATCTGCCCTGTCCTAGATAATAGGTTCGCAGCTGGTGCGACCCTACTAGCAAACGGTAATAGGTTTGAAACCATACCAGCAGAACTTTTAATTGCCTCTAAAACAGGCCTTTCGTTAATACTCTCCTGTTCTTGTTCTGTTAAGCCCTCAGAGAGCCAACTTAAAAACTTCCCTTGGTTCTCTCTTTGTGTCATATCCTTGCCCGTAAGTGCTGAGCCGTAATACTGCCCTAAGATGTTCGCACCCTTCCTAAAAGGAGCTGTCACACCTATTGTTGTATCGGCTAATTTGTTGATATCTTGGTTGAGTAAGTCCCCAACCTCTTCTTTGTCTTGCTCTCCCCCGAATAAATACCTTAAACCACCGGTTGCCCTTAAAAATGGTTTGCTTTGAAATAACTTCTGCCAGAGATTATATTCTTCGTTCATAGTGGCAGTCGCTTAACTAATTCCACTAGCGTTACTATCGCGCTAACGATACCAGCCAAACTACCACCAGCTATTAACCCCACAAACCACTTCCATTTACTGTATGCGTCCAGTACCTCTTCTATCTTTTTAAATGTTTTATTCCTCTCCCAGCTTTCATACCACTCCAAGGCAGGTGTTGCCCTCTCTATAATATGTAATGTCTCACTTCGGTCTATATAGTTCTCGTGTGACTCTACCATAGCAACAAGTCCCCCCTTTTTGTAGTCGTTGCCTAAAAGAGCTTGTTTGATATCACGTATGTCAGTAGCAAGCTGTTCAAAGCATGCCTTAATTTCTTGTTGTATTAGTTTCTTTATCTCCATTTCTGTAAACAACTTCTCTGTGCTTCTTGCCATCTCTATTTGTGAATCATATTATTGTAGTCCCAGTGCCTGTAAGGTTGTGGCTAAGTCCGAGTCTGACACTCCACCTGCAGTCTCACCTCCTCGGTTTAGAATATTACTAAAAATACTTCTTAATTGATTGAGCTTCATAACTTTCGTTTCAGAAGCATCTGTGATTCTTGGTATCATCTTACGATAACGTTTAGCCTCCTCGTCATTAATAACGGCGCCTGTTCTCATCCTAGCAATAACATCTTCTACATTTAAGGCGGCCTGCTCTAACATCTGTGCATTAGGGTCTAATCCTTGGAATGGTAGATATGATTTAAGCAAAGCACCGCTATCACTAGATAAAATCTGCTCCATTTGGTCTAAACTAGACAACGCAGACTGTGCGTTGGCCTGATCTTTACTTAACTTCTGTGGTGCACCACCTCCGACCATATCCATTATAAACTTAGCCTCTGTTGTGCTTAATTGCCCACTTAGAACCGCTTGGATTATCGCTCCCTCGTCTATAGAAGGACCCTGTGCTGGCTCTTGCATTGGTTCAATCATTCCTGCACCCTCTGGTTGCACTTGTCCTATTGCCTGTCCCAATCTTGTTGCATAAATACCACCCGTCCCCAAAGCAGAGAGTACGCTTGGTGATAACTGAGGTGCCTGAACACCCTTTTGCAATGCACTACCAACAGCGGCAGGGACTCTCTCTTGGAGTGCCCCACTTGGTACTTGTATGTTCGTTGATGCCGTCCCTACCTTTATAGCCCCAGCAGTCGGTGCTTTGGCTTGTAAGAATGGTCTTACTGTATAAATATCCTTCATTTTACCTAAGACTTCAGAACTACCCGGAACACTTTGTTTAAAGAAATCGTCTATCACGTTGAATACTTGTCTACTTGCCCTCTCACTAACGGCAGCCTTTGAGCCCGAGGCCCAGTTTATTAGCTCCCTAGCCTTCTCCCTTACCATATTAAGTTGGCTTGGTTTGTAATTTTGGCCCAAAGACATTAAGTCCCCTATCAATTCCTGATACTGTGCGTTTTGTGTTATCTTCGGGTTGTTCTTAAATGCACTCTGTATTTTGTTCACTAGCTTTCCGGTATCCCGAGAGGTGTAAACAATAGAATCATCCACCCTGTCTAGTATATTAGTCTTGAATTGGTCTCCCAGTATCGCCAATGCGTCGTCTGAGCCCCTTGAGGCCATTTCTGAAGTATTCACCGGAATTCCCAACTCGTCCATAGTATTTAAGAAACTATTTATTGTCTTTTTACCCTGCGTCGCGGAGGAGATACCTGTTCCCCTCTTAGTTGCAATCTTATTTGGGTCTAATCCGATAGCCTTACCCCTAGTTTCAACTCCAAACTCTTTAACCTTGCTTGGCATTCCGCCAACCCTACTCGCCCTGTTGGCCAAACCTTTCTCAACAGCCCCTATGGTCCCACCAACAGCACCACCCAAGGCTGCACCACCTAGTATCTTCATAATGTTTGTGTCTTCAGTAATCGGTGTCATCCCATAACTTGCCAAACCACCACCTAAAGCTCCAGCACCGGCCCTACTTCCTATATTACCAGCCATCCCAACAGGAGCCACCATTGAGCCAACTGTAGCCGCATTCCTCAATGTCGTCTCTACTGGCCTTAAAAATGTCCCCAACTGTTCCTCCTGAGATTGAAATTTAGGTGTATATTGTTCTGTTTTCTTCTGTGCTTTTAGTCTCTTCTCAAGGGTATCCAAGTCCTTATTAATAGAAGGGTCCATTGACCTCACAGTGGAAACCAATCTTCCCAACTCGGCAATATCCCTCCCGGGCTTACTAATACTTTTTAAAATATCCCCTATTATACTCATGTTATTATATGTTTAAATTACCAACTAGACGAAGAACCAGCCGCAGGTTTCCTGCTAAACAAGTTCTTAATAAATGAAATCGGTGTTGGGTTCTCGTATACAAACTTCCCAAGTGTGTTTGTCAATGTGTTATAAATGTTCGCAGCTGTCTTATTTTCTGGTTGCCAATTAGCAGCCTCGGTCAGTGCAGACCAATACGAGGGAGTGTTCTGTTGTGTACTAGTTGGAATAACTTGTTGCTGTGTGCCCGGGAACAAATCTTTTAGATTAAAAGGTTGTACCCTTGACGCCGCAGCAGCACGTCGTGCTTCTTCTCTAGCCACTGCATCCTGGTATAGTCTCCACGCATTCTCAGCTGCAGTATTAGCCTGTTGTGCTGATGTCTGGTACCCGCCCAGTGCTTTCCCTAAGATGTCTTGATATTTCTGTCCTCTTGCACCTAGCAGACCAGCAGCATTACTAAAACTAGTGATTGGAGCTTGTCTTGCCTGTGCAATTAAAGCCATTTGTCTGGTTGGGTCTGTTATTAGTGAATTCATATATTGGCTTCTTAGTGTAGGAGCGACAGACTGCAATTCTCCTAGAGACTGAGACTGTTGGTTGATTAGGTCTTGATTGTAGTTTGTAGCCTCACCATACGCCCTCTCAAACTCGTTTTGGAATTTGTTAGGATCATATGCTTGCGCTTGTTTGTAAAGCTGTTCGTACTCTTTTAATCTCTGTTCTGTCGTTGCCATTATAATATAACTAAACTAAACCCTCGTGACCCTATTTAACCAGTCAAGGTATGAACTTCCATATGTACCGGCCGACGTCTGCGGTTTGGCCACTTGATACGGAGTCCATGTTGATGTTGCTGGTTTCTGTTTACCCTCTGTGCTCTCATATAAACCCATTAATCTATTATAATCTTCCTGCGCCATGGATTTCTGCTGGTATATATCACTCTCAACTCCGGCCTGCTGTTCTTGACCATACTGTCTATACAAATCACCAACGGCTTGTCCTCTTAATCCGCTTCGCATCAAATTTCTGTTAGCATACTGGCTTTCTAAATCTCCCTGTGCCTGTTGAACAATAGGTGCGTAATAGTTAGCATATGCCTGTTCAGCACTACCCCTTACCAATTCTGGGTTGAAGTATTGCTCCCATGGTAAGACTTGCCCGAATGGTGTTAATTTAGTAGCCTGTCCGGCTTGTGTTCCTTGTTGTGTACCTGCTGATGTTGTTGGTTTGACTGTTGTCGTCTTTGGTGCTGTAGTCCCATAGGTAAGTTTAGCACCCGTCCTGATTAAGTTCGGGTTTGAACCTATGATAGATTTATTAAGATTATACAAATCTCGCCAGTTGGAATAACCTAATTTCTGTGCTATCCCAGAGAGAGTGTCGCCTCGTTGAACAGTGTATACAGCCATTTGTTAAGGGTTCAAATATTACCCTCTCGTATATATATAATTATAACATATTACGTAACTACCCTACCCATATCAAATGTGTAGAGAGAAAACCGGGTGGTAAACGTGATATCCCCACCGGTCCAGTTTGTGAAGTAGCCAGAATAACCACCACCACCCTGAAATGCAGTAACGAACCAATCAAGCGTAATCTTGTCAGAATCAACACTAAAAGAGAGAGTCATAGATACAAACCCTGGAGTGAAAGACCTTGATTCGTCCGGATCGTATGCCGTGGTCCCAGAGTTGTTTATTGGGCCGGCTATTCGTATAGGCAGGATTTCTTTGTTAGATGTTAATGTTTGTGTCAGGGAACCACTTTCATACCTACCAATAACAAGGGGAACATAGCCCAACCCATGTGTGTAGGACGCTGACCCTGAGGTGTCACCCTCTGCTAAGAAGGTAATGTCAACAGAATCTAACAAACTAAGACCATTATACTTACTCCAGTAGATATAATCATTAGGGTTTGAGGACTCTAAACTCTTGCCGTCCTTAACTATTTTTACACCGAAGTCTCCCATTTACTCAACCTTGTCGTAACAAATTATAATCTCGTAATCTAAAGAGTAGGTACCCTCGCTTCCACCTCCCACTTCACCCCTATAATACAATTTCCCAGAGTCCCTTTCTAGTATATAACTAGCACGCAATAGCCCGGTAGAGCTACTTTCACTGTACGGTAATTGGTAGTCATCATAAACAGAATCATCTAAGGCTGAGTATATATCACCCCTCGCGAAGATATATGGCTCAAAGGATGTAGGCGAACTGTCTATCTCAACCGAGAAAGACCCGTCCCCAAAGGCGTCTATATTCAGGGTCGCTGTCCCTGTGAGACTCTTTTTAACTTTTAACATAGGGTATTTTGACCACAACTCATAATCGGCCGGGCTGACACTCTCTACTGTTGACAAACCTTCTTTATTTAGCTTTATACCGTAATCCATACTAGTAATTCTTAGCAAATAAAATAACATAACATGGAGTCGGTAGGTTAGACAGGGTTGTAGTGCTAGCAGCCACACCGTATGTAAAAAGGTTTCTAGTATACGTTGTTGGTGAACTATAATCGTCAACAATATACACTAGAAAGAACGGCTTATATCCTAAGTTATGGTCAAATGTAGAGCTGTTGACCAAGGCCGTCTTAACAACCATCAGCGTCGGGTCCACCGAGAGAAAGGAGAAATCACTTATATTCTCAGTACTTAGTGATGTCTCAATAGCCTTGCCGTCTTTAACTATTTTTATTCCATTAGAACCCATTAAGTTGATACCCTATGAGGGCCTTATCTTTGATTAATATATACCCCTTTGGTCCCAGCACAAACCCACCGCTTAACCCTCCAGTGGAGAGTGAGGTTGCAGACAAATCTTGCTGTGTGCTTAAAACCCCAGAATCTATAGTAATGGGTTTCGTTAAGTAGGCACCCAACATATTTCTAATATCCGATTCACTATATGTCACTGTCTTCAACATCATAAATTAGGTTTATACCGTACACTTCCATACCTGACCCACTTGCGCTGTGGCTTAGTTTCAATTCTACAAATTTCCCTGCCGCCTTGCCGGGTAATTTGAGGCTTTGCACTTTAATCTCGTCAGTTCCACTTAGACTGATATTACTTGTTGTGCCCTCGATGTTACTCCAACTTCCTGTCCCGTCTATTCTATACTGTGCCGTTAGATACGTTGAGGTATTAGTAGGTTTAAATGCCACTTGTATTTCGTATGCAGTCTTAACATCATCTACATTCTCAGGGCTTCCATACAGCTTTGGTGTTTGATATACACTCCCTTGGGCTGACCCGTTTAAGGCATAACCTAAGTCGGCCTGCCATACCTGTTGCCCGTCTGGGTTTGTTGTATAGACCTCATAAATACCACCAACCTTATTTCTGGCCCAGTATTTGAATGGCCTATTAATCAATACATCCCATGCGTTAAGCAATACATCATATCTTAAAACCACGTCAGAGTAGGCAACACCTCCATACGTGATATCTCCTAAATACAGACAATATCTACTCCTAGAGTCTAAACCACCGGTTACTGCCGTTGCGTCAGATACTAGTTCTAGCCAGTCAATCACAGGTCTTGAAACCAATATCGCCTCAGTGCCACCTGCGTACATATACACACCACCCCTATTGTACCAAAGTAGTCTACTCTCTGTTACTTGTACTGTTTCTTTATTTGTTGTCCCACCATTAACATTAAGTGTCCTTAATGAATACTCATCCCATGCCGCCACCTTATTCTGTGTAAATACAAACAACGCCCCACTATATTCTTTCAACCCAACAATAGCCTCGCCCATGTCGTCAACATAATTCCCATCTGGGAAGTTGTCTTTAGCCACCTCAGAGAATATATATCTTGATGGGTACGTTTTAGTTCCGGTCTTAACATTTCCTAAGTAAAGTCTTCCCTTGTAGGTCTCCAAGTGTTTGGCGTAAGTATCTGCAATGGCAGAAATAGATGCACCAGTTGTGTACCTAACAGTACCAGTAATACCTTGTGTGATATACATTCTCTCAACAAATGTGCCAGCCGCAGTCCCAACACCTGTTCCCGTATTTATAAAACTAGTTGTGAATTCCACTTTGTCGCTTCCAGTACCGAACCCAGTACCAATAGACGCAAAAGATGATCCGTTGTATTTATACAAAGAGTTACCATAAACCTGGTACAACTCGTTATTTCCATTCTCTTTGTTCCATGCGAATATACCCCTATTATGACCACTCCCAACACCAGTTCCTATCTGCGCATACCCAAAGGCTTTTCTTAATTGCCCCGGTCTGCTCATATCAGTATTATACGCAAAAGGAGTTTCGTTTGTTTTAAGTAACAAAGGGGAAACAAATCCCTGATAACCACCCGAGAAGTCTATATACTTCTGTGTAACACGTTTAGTCCTGCCAGCCATTTCTTTGTAGGTAAGTTTATACCCCTCGCTTGCCTCCCGTTCTATATATAATTATACCATTATACACGACCAACCCCTTGTGTTGGGCACTGTAGCCGAAAGGTACACTTGGTATAATTCTCTCATCCAATCTTCAAGTTCCCACATCATATTGTCAGTTAAATATCTTTCGGCGTGTTTTCTTATAATCTTAGGGTCAAGTGTGTCCACCAACTTCGCGCACTGCACAAAATCACTAAGGGTGTGGCATCTAAAACCTGTGACACCCTGCACCACCGTATCTAAGAATGCTCCGAAGTCTGTTGTTAATACCGGAGTCCCACAAAGCTGTGCCTCTACGTTGGTCCCACCAAACGGTTCAAGGTAGTATGTGGGTATAAAGCATGCCTTAGCACTTGCCATATACTTAGTTCTCTCCTCTGGGTCAAGATAGCCGACATACTCTATTAGTGGGTGACTCATATCTATCTTCTCGTACTCGTCTATTTGTCCAGCGATATACAACTTGGTGTTCAAAGCCTTCGCAGTTTCTATGGCCGTACTCACACCTTTACGGTGAATTAGTCTGCCTATAAAGAAGAAATAGTCCTCCTTTTTAGCCTTAAACTCAAAGTCCCCGGCTTCAAAGTAGTTGGGAAACACCCTATCATAGTAAGCACCATTCGCTGTGTCTGAGCTACTGGCATTCTCTCTACCATAGCTGTAGTTCATAATATACGAGCTCTCAAACCCCCTATACACACTCTTACCACTTGATAACTGCTTAACACTACCCCTATACCCTATTCCGGGCTCCATGGTTAGGAATAAATCCACAGCGTCCGCGATCGGCTTGTTGAAATACCCCTGCATAATCATTAGAAAATCGTCGCTATTCTTTCTTTTGTTGATTTCTTTAATACTATTCTCTATAAACTTCTTAGTCGTTGGTGTTTTCTCTTTGTTTATATCGTGTCTGAACATTCCTTTCCTCCAATCATAGCCAATATCAAACCTATTGTCACCATCCCCCCATTCGTTGGCAATTTCTTTCAAGGTGTGGGTCTGAATATACTCAGTACACGGCACATCACCACCCTGCGCCCCATAAACATACACTTCATGGCCCAAATCCATCAACATTTTAGCCATTTTATACGCCTTTTGAGTGAAAGCACAGCCCATATACTTCCTACTAACTGGCAAATGACTTAAACCTACAATATGAACCCTAAACTTATCTTTCTGCCTTGGAATCATAGTGTTTTCCAAGAAAGACACCTGTGAGTGCAGTTCCATAAAGCCCATTTGATGATAATTTAACTACTTTCCCACTACCACCCAGCCAGCCTTCAAGCTGTTCTCTGGTAAAAGAGTGTAAATGCCCTTCATTCACACCAGTTTCTAACCATTCAAACAAACGGATAATCTTCCCGACCCTCTTTGCGTTTCTAATGACCTTTTTAGGGTCTTGTGTGTGCTGAAGTACATTGTAAATCCAGACCTCGTCGTATTTAAGTTGTACAGGAATATCCTCTCCTTTCATTTTATGGTAGTTTATCCCACACTCCTTGTATCTTTTACCCACCCAGGAGGGATAATCACATGGGTCCATTACAGTCCCATTCACATTCTCACATTTAAGAAGTAATGACGACGGCCCACCACCGATATCTAGTACACTCTGACCCTCTAGTGGAATTCTATAACTTGTGTAGGCATTGGGGATTATATTTAAACCCATATACGGGGCAAGGCCCATTTGTTTAACGTCCTCCCATACTGTATTAGCACAGGTACTCCACCACTTCGCTTCCCACTGTTGAGCTTCCTCCCATGTATTCATAGTTCTCTCGGTTTATATTATACTTAATTATACCATTTTACGCTATCTTGAACGCAGGTAGTGCGTACTTAGTACCCTCTATTGGGGTTGGTGGGATGTTAAGATTGTTAAGCGTCATATAACCACCATCTATATCGTTTATGTACATATAGAGAGTTATAGCGTCTGTATCTAGTGTTGTATCTGATTTAGGGGAAATTATATCCACCCAAGTCTTTCCATCCTGTGATTTCTGAAAATATATTGACGACCCAGAATGTTTAATCCTGAAATACTTATCTGTGCTTGGATTATATTCATCTCCATAATCATACCCCGTACCACTTTCTATATTACGATAAACAGCAAGATCGTTGACTGTAGTTTCCCCAAACACCACATTCACAATATTTAGTGCGTAATAGTATTCGTTAGCATCATCTGTAACATCCAACATGGTAGCCTCACCAGACCCCTCTCCCTCTAAGTTCAAATCTACTAACTCAACCTGTACAGAGCTATTTGTTAATACATAGCCACCAGTCTTAGAGGTTAATTCGTCATCACGCGTTACTGAAGAACCTTCAAATATCGCATTTCCATTACTATATGTCGGGGTAGCTCTACTAATCCACAAAGAACTATCAAAATAGTCAAACTTGTCTTTTAGTTGGTTTATGTTTGGCATTAGGAAGATTTAAACTAAACTAAGCTGTTCTCTTCCACATATAGACTACGATATATGGTTGAAGATTGTTATGTGCCGTACCAGAACCACTTGTTTGTGTCGCCGAAATCATATCCGCATTTACAATATTTGAACCATCTGCGAAACTGCTAGTACCCATATACTTGTAACTCGTCCCAGAACCAGCATACGCTAGTTGTGAGGTAAGCCTTACGGAGGTAATATTTGTGGAGTCAAATACCATTGCCCTTCTATTCGCAGTCCCTGAAACATTATGAGAATGAGAAGCCAGTTCTGCAGTTGAGAGGGTGTGTGTTTTTGCACCACCAGTTTCTTCTACAGTATCAAATGCCGTATCTCCACTATCAAGTCCGACTAATACTTTTCCTGCACCGAAAGCAGTCCAAGTACCACCAAATAATGTTTGTGGACTTGTTGAAACTACCGAAATATATACAGCTCCAACAGGGTAGATGGCATCCAAGTTTATTTGACCACCCCTAATTTTCGTTTGTGCCATTTGTTGTTATGTTAAAAGTTATGTGCTTACAAGCATGATTGTTAAGTATGTATAATTTGAATACCCATATATATCAACAGTATTTGCACCTGACACCTGCCTTCCTGCGAGTTTAACAGTATCATTAACCGACAGATATAGAATATCACTAACAGACGCAGTAACAAAACCAGCCAAAGCTGTAGTTGTTATTGTACTTGCAGTATCCGTATCGTTTATTAAAATTTTCGCATAGTAGGCCTTATCGGCAATAGTATTTGTATATGTAATTACCCCTGTTATACTGTAATATCCAGCTACAGGAGCTGTGAAAGTATATGTCCCTGTATTAAAATCGGCACCTAAGTCATATGTTTCGGCATTAAGCTCAACAACAGTAACATCTCCTGTTGTTAAATTACTCTGCTCCCCATTTCTATATGCCCTCGTTAATACACTATAGTCTGGGGCTTTATCAGTAAAGTTCACAGTCGGATTAGTTAATGTCTTATTCGTCAAAGTTTCAGTCCCAGTTATAGTAGCGAATGCACTTGCGTGGCTTCCATCTAGTGTGTCTGCGTTGCCTGTACTTTCGTTTGCATACTGATACTTCACAAGAATAATATCTCCTGTAACTGGAGCAGTATTAAATGCGAAAGTCCCACTTGAAGGAGTGCTTTCAACCCAGTCTTCACTAGCACCCTGAGTCTGTAATTGACCATTAAGATATACCAACAAAGAACCTGAATTATACTTACTAAGACTTACTGTGTAACTTGTGTTAGAGCTATTAACCAACCCACTTAACACCCCATATGTATCAGAAGTACCACCACTACAGTCAATTTGGAAACCATTTCCACCTATTCCCTCTACAAACAAATCCCAGTAATCAGTCCAACTTGCACCAACACTTGGCTCTGTTGAAGCTCCTGAGGTATGCCCTTGTGTACATACATAACCACTACCATCATTCTCTACTGTATCATTTACTGCATATACTGTTGATGTTGCCCATGCACCTTTCCATGTAAAAC